TGATCCAGTAACTCTTGCTTACCCAGGCGGTGCAACAACAACCAACTGTATTGCAGCAGGAGCTAAATATGTAAAGACTTATGATGCTGCTACAGGTGAATTAACTCTTTCCGGAACAGCAGGAGGAGCTGCATTAACAGCCAGCGCAGCACCAAGTGGTTTTGGCAGTGATTACGCAACTATTGTTTACACCGCACCAGCAGTTGTCGGTTCTGTTCGTGAATGGAGTTTTGAAATAACTAGAGCAGAGATTGATGTAACAACAATCGGACAAACAGTTGGTCAAACAGCTCCATTCCGTACATTTATCTCCGGTTTTGCTGATGGTTCAGGCTCCGCAACTGTTTACACAACAGATGACGACACCCTGCTTTCCAGCCGAATGATTGAAGACGTTATTCAACGTGAGCAATCAGGTGCAAAAGTAAAGCTCTACTTGGATCGCATTATGAGTGGCGCAAGTGTAGATGACGCATCTAGCCGTTCGATTACAGCAGACATCATTCTGACTTCAGCAAGTTTGGGTGTTAATCCTGATGATGGTCAATCAGTAGACATTGCTTTCCGTCCAAGCTCTGCTCCTACTTTCGATCTATCTAAGACTTAATATTGCACTAGCAATTTACTTATACGATAATAACCTCGGTTCTGCCGAGGTTTTTTATTGTCTAGTACGCTACAGTAGCAGCATATTTATTCTTAACTATGCCAACTACTCCTATACGTGCCATAGACCGCTTAAAGAAAGCTGCAAACTTAGAGCCTGTGAAGAGGCAAGTTCAATTGTCGGATGGAACCTTTTTTGAAATGTGGATAACTCCTTTGACAATGGCGGAGCGAGAAAGAGCACAAAAGCAAGCAAGAAGTGATGATGCCAATGCTTTTGCACTTCAACTACTTATAGCCAAAGCACAAGACGTAGATGGCACTAAACTTTTTTCCGCAGGAGAAATTGATGTTCTAAAAAACGAAGTAAAAGACGCTGATCTTCAGGCTTTAATGCTCGCTGTCATACAGGAAGAAGAGGAAGCTATTGACCCAAAATCCTAGTTTCGGAGCTGAAAAGGGATAACTTGTTGATGTTGCAATTCGGAATAGCAAGAGAACTCAAAATGACTCTCTCCGAGGTCAGAGCCATGACTCCAGAAGAGATCATTGGCTGGAGCGCATATTTTTCAGTGATAAACGAAGAACAAGAAAAAGAAATGGATAAAATTAAGAGGCGTAGATAACCAACTACAGTTAAGATAGATTTATTGACATACGCCTTTTGTTTTAGTGGCTTCAGGTTATACCGCTGATATTAATGTAAGGGTAAAGGGTGCTAATTCCTTAAATCTGCTTAAGAGGTCTTTAGATCAGACATCTAAGAGTATAGATCGCATAAACAAATTAACCACTAAACAAGGTGCAGGACTTGACTCTTTAGCGGGAGGTAAAGATGGTAAGAGACTAAAAAATACAGTAATGAGCCTTGGGGCTTTAGATAAGAATCTAGCTAAAGCTTCTAGTAATTTTAGGAAAGTTAACTTAGAAAATAAACAGGCAAGTACTGTCGCAAAGCAATACGCTAGAGCCTTAGATCAAGTAAATAAGGGACTTGCGACAAGGAATAGGTTATTAAATCAGGCTAATAAAGAGCTTGCTTTTGAGAGATTTAAGAAGGGAGATGTATCGGGAAGATCTCAATATGGAAGTCCTATAGGTCCAAGACCCGCAGGAGGTGGTGGGGGAAGAGGAAGAGGAGGAGGAGGGTCATCAATAGCACAAAGCGCAATTATTAGTGGTGCTTTCCCTCTTTTATTTGGACAAGGACCACTAACAGCAGCCGCAGGTGCAGCAGGTGGTGGCCTTGGTGCGAAATTCGGTGGTCAAATGGGAGGCTTCGCAGGAGGTCTTGCCGCTACTGCTGCTGTCACTGCAATTCAACAAGCGATTGCAGGTGTAAGCAAACTCGGTCAGGCAATGAGCAGCCTGGTTCCAGATATAGATGCTGTAGTTAAATCTATGGGGCAAGCGGGTACTGCTCAGGGAATACGATTAAAGGTAATAGAGCAAGCAAGAGGAAAACAGGCTGCTTTAAATGCAGCAATGAAAAATATGTCCCGAATTATTGGAGAGGAAGGTGTTAAAGATCTACAGCAATGGGGTGTAGCGTCTAAAAAATTATCTGAATCTTGGTCACGCTTCATGCTCAAAATGGGAGCAGGATTCGCAAAATTACTAAATTGGGCTGATGAGTTTTTTGGTTTAAGTAAGGCTGCGGATAAAGGAAAAGCCAGAGACTTTGCTGCAACCTCTAAGGATGAAAATATACAAGCCTTATTTAAAGAATTAAGGGCAGCAGAAAGGGCATCTAGTGGTAGCGGTAATTGGGGCGGGGGTGTTAGCTCTATAGGTAAAAGAAAAGTATCTGATATAGAAAAGGATCTGTTCGGAGAAGATGGTAAAGGTGGTCTGGTAGGTGCTGCTCAAGAAGTAGAAAAACAGAAAGAGTTAAAGAAATTACATAAAGATTTAATGAACGAAAAACTAAAAGAAAATGAACTTTTAAATGCTAAATTAGAGGGTAATTATGAAGAAGTAAAACTAGCTCAAGATGTTGCAGCAGAAGTAAGAAGAAGGTCAGACTTGGGTATAATAGTTAATGATGAAATGAAGAAGAGTATTAAAAATAACATAGAAGATAATAATAAGTTAAAGAAAAAAGTGGAACTTCTGGAAGAAATTAAAGAAGCATGGAAAGGCATTAGTCAATCAATTACAAATGATATTACCCAAGGAGTCAAAGGCTTAATTAAAGGAACAGCAACATGGGCTGACATGTTGAACAATATTGCAGATAAATTCTTAGATATGGCTCTTAATCAAGCTTTTTATGGAAACATAATGGGGGAACTTGGTAAAGGTTCGGGTGGTTTATTTGGTCTTCTTGGATTTGCCAATGGGGGTAGACCTCCTGTTGGGGAACCTTCAATCGTAGGAGAGAAAGGGCCAGAATTATTCGTCCCAAGCAGCAGCGGAAAGATAATTCCTAATCACGAATTAGGCGGAGGAGGGGGAGGAGTCAACGTAACAGTAAATGTTGATGCATCTGGAACGGATGTACAAGGTGATGATGCACAAGCTAAACAGTTAGGAACTATGATTTCTGTCGCAATTCAGGCAGAATTAATAAAACAAAAACGTCCAGGTGGACTTTTGGCTGGAGCAGCTTAAAAAATGGCAACTTTCCCTGATTACAAACCTGTTTATTCAGTAACTAAATCAAGTCAACCTGCAGTCAGAGTTGTTCGTTTCAATGGTTATGAACAACGAACAACTTTTGGTTTAAATCAAAATCCTAAGAGTTATTCATTGGAATTTAGCTTAAGTGATGTTGATGCAGATGTTATAGAGGCTTTCTTAGACGCTAGAGCTGCGGATGCTGCTGCTTTTGACTGGACTCCCCCTGATACCAGTACTTCTGGTAAGTATGTTTGCAGTAGTTGGACTCGAACAATGTTTGATTTTAAGCGAAGCAAAATAAGCGCAACTTTCCGTCAGACGTTCTCACCATAAATGGCTTTTACTGCTTGGGCTGGTTCAACTGCGTATAGCGTTGGTGATATAAGAAGAGCAACAACGCTCCTCCCAACTGGTCTTGTCTTTAAATGTACTGTTGCAGGAACTTCAGGCAGTTCAGAACCTGCTTGGCCTACAGATGTTAATGGAACGACAACAGATGGAGGAGTTACATGGACTGGTGTTAGTGCGCTTTTTGATGATTTATCCTCCTTAGCACCTGACACTATTATTGAACTATTTGAACTTCGACCAACAGCAGCCCTTCACGGAACAACAGATATAACTAGATGGCATTGTGGAGTTGCCACAGACGGGATCAGTAACATCGTTTGGAACGGTAATACTTATATTCGGATGCCTGTTATAGCAGACGGATTTGATTTTACGTCTGCTGGAAGTTTGCCAAGGCCAACTCTTTCAGTTGCTAATTCCTTCCCTATTTTTGCTTCTTCTGTCTCAGCTTTGTTAATTGATGTAAATAAGACAACAGCAGGAAATGATTTAGGAGGAGCAGAAGTAAGAAGGATAAGGACATTAAAGAAATATCTTGATGGAGAATCTGCTGCTGATCCGTCTGCTACATGGCCTGAAGAGCGCTGGTATATTGATCGAAAAGCGTCGGAAAACAGGGATCTTATTGTATTTGAACTTGCTTCTAAATTTGATCTTGCTGGAATGTTTATTCCAAAAAGACAGTTAGTAGCAAATATTTGTCAGTGGGAATATAGAAGTTCTGAATGTACTTATACAGGGGCTAATTATTTTGATATTAATGATAATAGTGTTTCCGCTTTGGCTTCTGATCGTTGTGGCAAGAGGCTAACTTCATGCAACAAAAGGTTCGCAAATTTTGAATCAACGGGATCAGTGACTGTTGGGAGTAATCAACTAACAGTGGTAAATAGTCCAGAAACAGTCGAAGTTAATAATGTGATTATTGGGTTCGGAGTTCCTTCAAGTACAACTGTTGCTTCAAAATCTGGTTCAGTCATAACAATGAGTGCTAATGCAACGGCTACAACTACTGCCACTGTTAATGGAGTTCTTCAAAATTCTAATCTCGCTCAAATTGTTGTCGCTAGTGCGACAGGATTAGCAACAGGTATGACAGTGACAGGAACAGCAATCAAAGCAGATACAACTATTTCAGGAATAAGCGGAACGACAGTAACTATGAACCAGATTGCTGAGATTAGTGACCTTATGTCACCTACTACTAGTTTTTCTGCGACACGCCAAGAAGATAATCTCAATGTTTTAGAAGCTGCTTCTGGTGTGTCAGTTTCAGTAGGTCAAATTGTTACAGGACCAGGAATTGTTCCGACTTCTACAGCGAAAGTTACAAATGTCAGCACAGCAGATTCTAAAAAACTTATAACTTTGGACTACAATGTTACAAACACATCGACCAGTACGTATTCTTTTTACACTTTAGGTACACAACCTTCTGTTAGTTATACATTTAAAGGATCAGATTCCTACAAAGTGAATAAACCTGGAGATGGAGTTTTGCCTTTTGGTTCCTTCCCTAATGCGGGCAGATTGAGATGATGTTACCTAAACACATTCAGGATGCTGCCCTTGAACAAGCCAAGGAAGAATTTCCCAGAGAAAGTTGTGGTTTAGTTGTTGTTGTAAAGGGAAGGAAACGCTATTTCACTTGTAAAAACATAGCTGAAACACCTTATGAACATTTTGTTTTAGATCCAAATGACTATGCCGAAGCTCAGGACAAGGGAGAAATAGTAGCAGTCGTTCACTCACATCCGAAAACTAATCATGCTCCATCCCAAGCAGATAAGGTAGCTTGCGAAAAAACAGGATTACCCTGGCACGTTGTCAATCCAAAGACAGAATTATGGGGTTATTGTGAGCCTTCTGGATATGAATTGCCTTATGTTGGCAGGGAATTTGTTCATGGAATTATCGACTGTTATACGCTTTGTAGAGACTGGTATAACAAGGAATTAGGGTTAAATCTAAGAGATTATGAAAGACGAGATGATTGGTGGCATAAAGGACAAAATTTGTATTTAGATAACTTCAAAAGAGAAGGTTTCCATGAGATAAAAGAAGAAGAATTGCAGTTTGGTGATGCTTTATTAATGCAAATAGAATCACCAGTCCCTAATCATGCCGCTATTTTCTTGGGGGAGAATTTAGTTCTCCATCACGTTCAAGGAAGATTGTCCTCCAGGGATGTGTATGGGGGCTATTATCAAAAGAATACTGCGAAGGTATTAAGGCATGAAAGTCGTTAAGGTTTACGGAGAATTGAAAAAACGCTTGGGCGATAAAAGTCAGTTCAAGTTTGATGTTCGCACTCCAGCGGAAGCACTTAAAGCTTTGTGTGCAAACTTTCCTGGTTTAGACCAATGGTTATTAGATAGTGAAAAAGATGGTGTTGCTTATAAGGTTCTTTTGGGAAAAGACCGTATCCACGAAGAAAATGCAGAAAAACTCCTACTACCCTGGAGCGAGAAAGAGACTTTTAGAATTACACCTGTTATTGCTGGTGCTGGTGGTGTGGGGAGATTTATAGCAGGGGCATTGTTGGTAGGGGCAGCGATATTTACAGGTACTGTTGGGTTCGGTTTAGGAGGGGGTTTTGGCTTTGGTGCGGGTGCAGCAATAGGGGCTACAAAAGTTACTCTTGCTTCAACGCTGATAGCAGCAGGGGGAAACTTAGGTATTTATTTAATGCTTTCAGGTGTTGCTCAGATGCTTTCCCCTACCCCATCCGCTCAATTATCTGACACGAACGCTAATAAGATCAAAAACTATTCATTTAGCGGGATAATTAACACAAGTTCTCAGGGTTTCCCCGTCCCAATTGCATATGGAAGGTGCTTTATTGGGTCTGCTGTTATTTCAGCAGGATTAGATGTTGAACAAATTTAAAATGAAACAAGAAACAAAGAAAAAACAAGATTTAAACATTGCAGGTTCTGGAGGAGGAGGGTGTTTTATTGGTTCGACTCGCATATCAATTCCTGATGGCTATAAACCAATAGCTTCAATAGAAGTTGGTGATACTGTTCTCAGTTTTGATGACAAGGGTGATGTCCATGAAGCAAAAGTCCTAAAAGTACATAGGCATGAGAATGAGGAAATTTGGGAATATAGCTTTTGGGGTGGTTCTTCTTTTACTGCCACCCCTAATCATTGGGTCTTAAATCAATTCAACGCATTTGTAGGGATTGGAACCTTAGATACGGATGATTGTGTTATTAACAAAAATAATCATTTAGTTCCAATAACAGGCAAAAAGCCGATAGGTTTTGCCACTGTTTATAACTTAACGGTTGAAAATCAACATACATTTATCGCTGAAAACATTCGAGTCCATAATGCAGGACTTGGTTTAGGTATCCGTGGAGCTGGTGGTGGAGGATCTAAGGGTGGAGGAGGTAGAACACCAACAGAGGCGGCGGATAACTTACGAAGTGTTCAGTACGGTAGGGTCTTAGACCTTCTTTCAGAAGGTGAGATTGATGGGATAGAGGACGGCGAGAAAGGTATTTATTTAAATGGGACACCGATTAAAAACTCAGATGGATCGTCAAATTTTACAGGTTATGAAGTAGATACCCGAAAGGGTACACAAAGCCAGAGCGTTTTAGGCGGTATTAGATCCAGAGCTGAATCCGAGAAGTCAGTTAATACAGAAATATCTAATGGCATACCAGTTGTTAGGCAAATTACAGATACAGAAGTTGATCGTGTTCGCTTAACTTTGAGAATACCTGCCTTACAAGAGATACAAAATGACGGGGATATTGTCGGATCAGAAGTCCGTATGAAGATTAATGTTCAATACGATGGAGGGGGTTTCAATACCGTTATAGATCAGACGATAAGAGGTAAGTCTAGTAGTGTTTATCAAAGGGATTTCATGGTCGAGTTGACTGGGGCTTTTCCTGTTGATATTAAATTTGAGAGAGTAACTGCTAACAGTGCATCGGCAAGAACAGCGAACTCAACATGGTGGAGTAGTTACACAGAAATTAAAGATGAAAAGCTGAGTTACCCTAACAGTGCTTTGGCTTGGCTTAAATTTGATTCTAGTCAATTCAATAGTATCCCTGAGAGAAAATATTTAATACGTGGAATAAAAGTTAAATTACCAAGCAATGCCACAGTTGACACAACAACACATTTAGGACGGGTCACTTACAGCGGAGTTTGGAATGGGACGTTTGGGGCTGCCACTTGGTGTGCTGATCCTGCTTGGTGTTTATATGATTTAATGACTTCGACAAGGTACGGGGCAGGTATTCCAGCAAGTTCACTTGATAAGTGGGATTTTTATAACATATCTCAGTATTGTAACGCTCTTGTTAATGATGGAAAAGGCGGTCAGGAACCAAGGTTCTCGTGTAATCTTTATATAAATTCAAGGAATGAAGTTTATAATGTGATTCAACAAATGACCTCTTTGTTTAGGGGTATTAGTTACTATTCTGCTGGTAGTTTAGTTCTTTTACAAGATAAACCTTCTGACTCTCAATATTTATTAGGTCCAGAAAATGTAGTTGAAGGTTTATTTAATTATTCAGGTTCAGGACAAAAAGCAAGGCACACAACTTGTTCAGTTGGATGGCAGGATTATGCCACTTTGGGGGAGGTTCAATGGGAATATGCTGAAAATGCAGATGCTATTTCAAAGTATGGAGTTATCAACAAAGAATTTAGAGCGATAGGATGTTATTCACAAGGGCAAGCTCAGAGGGCTGCGAATTGGTTATTATTGGCTGAACAGAATCTTACTGAAACTGTAAGTTTTGGAATATCTTTGGAGAGTGGACTTGCAATACGCCCTGGAATGGTTATTAGTATTGCGGATCCAGTTAAAGCGGGTAATAGAAGAACAGGCCGCCTTAATTCTGCGACGACTAACGAGGTTGTTATAGATACTGCTCAAGATATGACCGTTGACTTAAGTAAAAGTCCTGTTATCTCAATTTTGATGCCGACTGGTTTAGTGGAGACAAAAGGTATAACTAATATTTCAGGTACAACTATAAGTTTATCGAGTTCATTAAGCCAAGTTCCAACAGTAGGAACTATTTGGATGATAGAAACAACAGATTTAGTTCCTCAGAAATTTAGAGTAGTTTCAGTTGCTGAAACTGATTCAGCGGCTTTCACTGTTACGGCTCTTCAGTATAACGAGAGTATCTACAACGCAATTGAGAATAATACAAAGATTGAGACTCCCAGTATTAGTAACTTATCTGTTGCTCCTGGTCCTGTTACCAATATCACAGGTACTGAACACCTCTATCAAGATGGATCGAATATATTAACTGCTTTTGATTTGAGCTGGACCCCTCCTGCACAAAATGTTTCGCAATACTTAGTTAATTATCGAATGGGTAACAGTAACTGGGAGCAGACCACGACATTATCGCCTTCTCTTCAGATAAAAGGGTTAAAAGCTGGTTCTTTACAGGTAGAGATTCAAGGCACTAATTTCATAGGTTCTAGTAGTGAATTTTCTAGTGAAACTTTTGTCTTATCAGGTAAAACTTCTATTCCTGGAAATGTCACTAATCTTTCCATAGAACCTATCAACGCAAACTCAGCAAGATTACGTTGGGATCCAACCGTTGACCTTGATGTGAAAACAGGTGGAAAAGTACATATACGACATTCAAGCAAGACAGATGGATCTGCAAATTGGACAAATGCAATTGACCTAATAAACGCTAAAGGTGGAGCGACAACAGAAACAGTTATACCTCTAATTGCTGGTGAGGTGATGGTTAAGTTTGCCGATTCAGGCGGCAGGATGAGCGCATCAGAAACAAGTGTAATTATTGACCCTCCTGACCCCCTAGGCAATTTACAGGTATTTGTAAGAAGAGAAGATCAAGACTCACCTCCATTCCAAGGGGCTAGAGTTAACACTTTTTATAGTGATGAATATGATGCTCTTACTTTAGATGGGGATGCACTTATTGACGCTCAACCAGACGTTAATGCAATAGGTAATTTCGATTTCTTGGGTAATGTAAAGCCTTCAGGAACTTATACCTTTGCTAGTAATGTGGATTTAGGAGCTGCGTTTGCTATTGAGTTGGAAAGGAGGTTTGTAACAAGAGGTTTTTTACCTGCTGATCTAATAGATTCTCGTTCTGCTCTGATAAATACTTGGAATGATTTTGACGGAGCTACGGTTAGCAATGTTAACGCAATATTAGAGGTTAGGGTGACTAATGATGACCCTGCAAGTGGCGGAGCTTCTTGGGGTGCTTGGCAAAGTTTCGTGAATGGAACTTTTCAAGGCCGAGGCTATCAATTTAGAACAACATTAACTAGTGGAGATGTTGATGAAAATATTCTTGTTGATGAATTAGGCTATACAGCTTCGATGAAAAGAAGAACTGAGCAAAGTAATGGCGCAGTAACGAGTTCTGCTGGTGAAACGACTGTTCCCTTCAGTAAAAGTTTCTTTACTGGAACTTCTGTGTTAGGTGGTAGCACAACAGCTTACCTTCCAAGTGTTGGGGTTAATGTGAACAACATGGCTTCTGGAGATTATATAGAGATGGGAACTGTTACAGGTTCTAACTTCAAAATCACATTTAAAGCATCAAATGGAAGTGCAGTAAGTAGAAATTTCACATGGACAGCGACAGGTTTTGGGAAAGCGGTATAAACTGTGCTTAGCAATAATTTAATTTAATGCCTACTCACGATTACGAAATTGCTAACGGTACAGGTGCAGCAGTCAGGGAAGATATAAATAATGCTCTAAAAGCAATTCGCACTAATAACTCTAATGGTACTGATCCATCGACCACGTTTGCTTACCAATTTTATGCAGACACTGGGGATGATACTTTATACATAAGAAATGGTGCTAATAATGCTTATGTAGCGGTTTCAACTGTTGGAGGCATTGGAACGACTAACTTTGGCCTCGCTCCAGCAGCTTCTCCAACTTTTACGGGAACTGCTGATTTTGATAGCAATACAGCGATCAAGGTTTGTGATGGGACCACTGCTCAACGTCCAGGATCTCCTGCCGTTGGGATGTTCCGCTATAACACAACAACCAATGCTTTCGAAGGATATTCTGGTTCCTCTCCTGCATGGGGAGAGATCGGTGGTGGCGGGGGTGCTACAGGAACAGGAACAGACCAGATATTTTTAAACTACGGTCAAACGGTAACGGGGTCATATTCTATTCCTGCAAACACTAACTCCTTGACCGCCGGACCTGTAAGCGTTGCAAGCGGTCAGTCGGTGACAATACCTTCAGGTTCTAACTGGACCATTGTTTAATTCACGTTTTATCGGCTAACATCTGATTATGGCAATTACACTCAATGGCACGACAGGGATAGTCACTGCTGATGGCAGTGTCGGTGCTCCAGGCTTGAAAGGGACTGATGGAGATAGTGGAGTAAGCTTTGCTGCTGATTCCATTAAATTCTCGACGGGCGGCGTTGAGAGGTTGGCAATATCAAATACAGGTGTAGCTGGAACGGGTGTAGGAGGTTTATTTTCTTCTTATGCCCTTATTATTGATTCAAAATCAAGTGGTACAAATGGTGGTGTTGCTTCTACTTCTACATGGAATGTTAGAACCTTAAATACTGAAGTTGCTGATCCTGATTCGATAGTTTCTATATCAAGTAATAAATTCACATTAGCGGCAGGTAGCTATGTAATTAAATGGTCTTGCCCTGGTCATCAAATTAATAGGAATCAGTCAAGATTATATGATGTGACTAATACAGCCGCTATTGCTTATGGACAAGCAATGCGATCTTATGCTTCTGATGTAACCACCTCTCTATCAACAGGAGTTGCGAGAGTAACCCCTAGTGGTTCAACAGAATATAGAATTGAACATAATTGTGAAACTAGTAGTTCTGGAGACAATGAATTTGGACAAGGTAATAGTTTGGGTGGAACAATGACTTATACCATTGTAGAAATTTATAAGGAGGCATAAAAAATGGCTATTAATTCAGATGTCAACATTCCAGCAGTTTTAAATTATTTAAATAAAAAACCTGAGATTCTAGGTCTTTCTCAATCAAATCCACCTCATACTATTGACGTATGGGAAGGCGGAGATAAAAAACCTACGGATGCCCAGATTAATAAAGGTTGGACTGATTACAAAGCAGCGCAAGCAGCAGTTAAGTACAAAACAGATAGAACAACTAATGGCTCAACAAAATACGATACTCTCGCAAATCAGCTTGATATGTTGTATCACGATTTAGTAGCAGGTAAACTCGATGCAACTGGCACTTGGGCCAAGCACATCAAAGCCGTAAAGGACGCTAATCCAAAACCATGAGCAGCGTAAAACTAAAACATAGTTCTGGAAATGGAACGATTATTAACGGGCCAGCAGCTAACCCTTCCGCAGATATCACTTTAAAAGTTCCGTCAACAACAGGAGAAGCAGGTCAAGTTTTATCTGTAGCAACTGCAAATCATAGTGCTACTAATGCGGAACTTGAATGGGCTGCTGCTGGTGGAGGAAGTGTATCCAACTTAATAATTAATGGTGCAATGAATGTTGCTCAAAGAGGAGCATCAAGCACATCTGGTGGATACAAGACTGTTGATAGATGGCAGGTTTCGGATAATAATACAAACGTAACTATTACTCAAGCTAAACATGCTTTAACTTCTAGTGATACTGGTCCTTGGGCTAAAGGATTTAGAAATTCATATCATATATCTTTAAGTGCAGCAGGAAATAGTCTTGATGGTAGTAGTCTAATTGAATTAGTTTATGGAATAGAAGCACAAGATTTAGCTAATTCTGGTTGGGATTATACTTCTGCTTCTAGTTATATAACGATTTCTTTCTGGTTTAAATGTAGTACAAATCAAACTTTCTATGGACATCTAAGAACAAAAGATGGGACTGAACAGGGTTATCCATTTAGCTTCACTGCTTCAGGAAATGATACTTGGACAAAAATCACTCAATCTATACCAGGAAATAGCAACATACAGTTCGATAATGACGCTAACCTAGGATGTCAACTGAGAATTATCCCTTATATGGGTGCTAATTATACAGATAGTGGCAGAGCTGATAAAACATGGGCAGCACATGCAAGTGGTACATATCTCCCTGATATGGCAAACACCTGGATAACAGCAGGAACTTCATCTTTTGAATTTACTGGTGTTCAATTAGAAGTAGGAAATTCTGCATCGGATTATTGTTTTGAGAGTTACGGCGAGACCTTACGCAAATGCCAAAGATATTATCAAGCTTGGGCCGCAAAACATGATATTCATATGATGCCAGCTAGAGGAGAAGGTTCAGATAGTTGTTATGTTGGTGTTCCTTTGTGTGTTCCTATAAGAGCACAACCAACTGTTGCTTGTGCATCACATAGATTCTATAGGTCTGTATCCGCTGGTTATACATCTTCATCAACAGCTCCAACAATTGCAGGATGGACTGATGCTTCAACCCGTTCACCTGTAATTTCTATTCTAGCGACTGGTTTTACTGCCTCAAATAACGAAGCTGGTAGTTGGTCGCCAGAAGGCGAAAATCTTCTATCCTTTGATGCGGAGCTTTAATTATGGTTAAGTACAAAATCAGAAAACACACAATGTATGATGATTCAGGTAATGTTTCATCTACATTTGAAGATATCTTAGATAAAGAGAGGAATGTAGCTATTCCAAAAAGTACCAATAATGCTGATTATAATACATACTTAGAGTGGGTAGCAGCAGGTAACACACCAGAGGACGCATAAATGAGTACACTCAATGCTCAAAACGTAAAACATGAAACTAGTGGAATTAACACGCTGGTCTTTGATAATGGTGGAACGTCAGGTGGTAATGGTCGAGTAACGACTAAAGGAACTATTGGAGAAATTTCTGCTCTTGGTAATCAGACGGGCAACGTAACGATTGATATGAAGACGGCTAATAATTTCAGCATGACATTAACAGGAAATATTGTTTT